TCACTTTCTTTGACAAGGTTTTCTACCAGAGAGGTAAATTTTCCTTGGGTCATAAATTCTTTTTCAATGTCGTTCATGAGACCTCCAGTCTTAAGCGAGAGACTCCACCAGACTCAATGAGTCCCGAGGGAAATGCGTTTGCTGCGATTGTCATGCGAGGTCTTTCTGTTGTATTCGGTTGTGCATAGTGTCTGATAGTGGGAGGGAAACAAACAAATTTCCCAACCTCAGTAGGCTCCTCATGCAAAATGTGATACTTAGTATCAGTGTAATCTCCAAAGGGGGAGATGTTAGTATTAGTATACCATGGATTTGGTAAAAGCCAAACTGTTTTGTCTTGTTTGTGTCCAGATGCGTAATAATTACTGCTCAGGAAACAATTTGGATGAGTGTGATCAAAGAAATGATCACCAGGATCATTCTTGTTTGCCCATGATGAGCAAAACTTTAACTCTGTAGCATTGGGTGCTATGTCTTGTCTTACTTCTTCAAGACACTCATTCATCCATGCAAATAGATCAGCAAACTGTGGCTCATCATGTAGGTTAGGTCCTTGTGCACGACCATCAACCTTTGCCCAGATCCAATTAGAATCGTTACGACTCCAATCCAATGCTGCTAAGTCTGCTGCAACTTTATCAGTGTCACCAGTGTAATAGAAACGATAGAATGGTATCCCTAAGAAGGAGTCTTTCATAGACGTGACTCAATGAAATCCCTATACTCTTTGATATAATCAAGAAGTTTATTAATATACTTCTCCTTATCATATCTCTGCTCTACTTGCATCTCTCCTGCTTCAGACACAGAGATCGTTACAAGTTTGTCTACTTCAATACCAGTGTGCTCGTAATACATGTAAGCATATGCACTACACTGCACAAAATAATTCTCCAACCACTGAGGTTTCTTCAACTCTCTTGTAGTTTTGAAGTCAATTACAGCAAGCTCGTTATCAAAGTGAGCAAGGCAATCAACACGGCCAGCAAGGAATAGATTGTTAGAATAAAGAGGGGCTTCAATAAGATGGATATCAGAGATACGATCAAGATCCTTACGAGCAGCCCTAAAAAGGTAGTTGGTAAGACCTTCGCCTTTCTGATGTGCCTCAACATTTTCATTTCTTAAATACCTTTCAACGTGGTTGTGATACTTTGTCCCCCTCCATGAAGACTTCATACGAATCTTTTCTGCTTCATGGAAACCGACACGCTTCTGCCATTCCATGATACCTGCCTTGGATTGATGACCTATGACAGTAGTCACAGATGGCACCCAAACGGTGTCAAGTTTGTAGAATCTACCCTGCTCTAGGGTGCGTGATTCTAACTCAGGGATCTCGCAAGGAGGTCCCACATAATTAAACATAATAATTAATAACCAAGTTGTATTTTAGATACGAGGTATTCTTTAACAAGACCTGACCTCACGATGTCATCGATACCAAACTCCACACAGGTGAAGGATGGCATCTGTTTTAGAATTCTAAGGAAGTCTAAGATACCTTCTCTCTCATTAGACCTTACTAAATCTGATTGAAAGTAATCGCCACAGAAAATAATCTTACAGTCTGTGCCGACACGAGTAATTATACTATCTAACTCGTGAAAATTCAAGTTACTAAACTCATCCACTAGTATGATTGAGTTATCAAATGTTGTACCCCTGATAAAAGAAGTAGACCAGAAACTTATTGTTTCTTGAGCACGAAGATTAGAATACAATGCCTCGAAACTATTATCGTCTGGCATCTCAAACATATACTTTACCATATTCTTATAAGGAATCTGATAAAGGTTTGACTTATCTTCATGGTCACCTGGTAGGAAACCAATCTCTCGTGTAGGCACAAGAGATCTCACCATGTATAATTTCTCATACTTAGATGATGGGTCAAGACATTGCTTCAATGCAAGATACAAAGAGATGAATGTCTTACCAGTCCCTGCTGCTCCATGGAGCACAAGATTCTGCTCCTCACCATATGCTTTCCAGATCTTCTCTTGGTTTTCAGTAAGAGGCTCAATGGTTTTAAGGTGCTCGAGATTGATAGGTTTCTTTCTCCGCATGACCTTAGTTGGAATGTTTGCTAGTGTCTTTTGTTTCCTTCCTGGCATTAGGTGTAACGGCTAAGGTTTGCTTTGGGATGTGCTGCTTGGACTTTGGACATGACTTCTTTGAATCCGTCAGTCTGTCTAGGTAAACCGTAGGTTGTCCCTGCGATACCTGCTTGCCAGTCTTTATCCCAGTCTGGATTGTCTTCTCTCCACTTTTCGTATGCAGAGATAGACATCTGAAACTCCTGTTTCTCTCCTGTCTCTTTGTTTTTCACATTGTAGATTGGCATTAGTCTATCCTTAAACACGGTTGTAAATCGTCCCACTCATCGGGACACCCACAGTCTTCGCACCATTCAAGTGCTTTAGCGACGATAGGGAATTGACACATGAATACTTTCTTACAAGCATTTGCAATGTCCATGTGTTCTTTTTGTGTGCCATGAGCAGACCGTAAATCTATGTAGTGAATCCATGAGCGGACTGATCCTGTCATGTATATCTTAGTGGGGGTTGATAAAGGTAATACCATTCTAGCACACTCTTTAGCAATTCCGTGTCTCAATAACTCGTTATATAAATCTACTCCTTCATTAAAATACTGTGCAATCCTACCTTGTAGGAAATACTTTTCTTCTTGTGGCACATCATCGATACTATTCTGTCTATTCTTATCGTCTTGACGACGTAGATCAGGGACAGGAATCTCTTTCTCAACTGCTGCATAGCGTTGTGAGAATTCTTGGAATGTAAATGACCTGTGTCTCAATATCTGTGCTGCAATAGCACGAGAGGTATTGATCTCTAGTGTCAGGTGTGCCTGCTCAAACACAGACCAATGCTGATGCTTGATACAGTAGGACAGAAGTCCTGCTACGTTTGGATTGTCTTGATTGTTAGGGTTACTCACACGAGCAACGTATCCCATAGTTTTCTCTGCGTCAGGGGTGACACTAATCAGACAAACTTTATTAGTCATGCTTAAAAATTAGTCGTGCAAGTAAAAGGAGTCCAAGTGACTTCAAATAACCTAGGGTTGCTAGACCGAAGAGACTTGGCATGATCCAATTCCAAAGGAGCATAAAAACAAGCGGAGATATCAAGAGGTAACCAAGTCCTGCTGCAATCTTGCGACCCAACTCTTCGTTGTCCATCTTCTCAATCTTCGCCATCCATTCCTCAGTCCGAGGTGCTTCGACTTCTTCTTGTTTAACTTCTTTAGTTTTTCTTGGATCAATATAGACGCTCAAGATCTGTTACCCCATTTAATTTCTGGAAATGCTTCTGATACTACCGCCTTGGTAATACGATACTTCTTATGTAATACTTTGTTGACTGCCTTAATGAATGCAACAGCGTCATCTTTATACAAACCTTCCAGTAGTTGAATAAACATATTCTCAACCTTCATGTTAGAAAGATTGTCTGCTCCACCTTTAAAGTAGTAGTATACTTTCTTTGCTTCATTAAGCAAGTTAGTATGCTCAGTCCCCATCGGTGCTTCGTTGGGTCGGTAAGGTACATCCTCTCCGAGTGGCACTCTTGGCACAACGGTCTCATCAAAGTTAATGATAAACATTGTGCGTAGTGCTTGACTGTTATTATCACGAAGAATTTTAATCTTCTCTGCCTTTGTCTTAGCAGAGTGAGCCTTTTGTAAGACCTCACATATCAATAGTTTTTGCATGATTAATCATCAGTGTCAGTAATTGTATCATCTTCCTCGGTTAAACGCAAGTAGAATAGATCTCCTTGGTGGAAATTACCATCCTCGTCATACATTTCTGGGTGCATAACTATCTTAGCATAGTCTGCTTTTTCTTGCCACTCATCGAATGCTGCTTTGATATTCCATGATACCAAAAATCCGACAATGAAGCTACCAACCGTGAGAAAGAAGGAGATATAAAGAAAAGATAGATCTTCCATAGGTTACTCCTAATACTGCTGTTTTTATTTAGCCTGCTTACGACCAGGTCGTCGGTCTCTCTCATACTTCCATGCATCTTCTAGAATTGTGTAGAGATACTTCCTGATCTTTCTTGCTTCTGGTTTAGGGATGTGTCCGTATGCTTCACGCAATACTTTGTCTCCTCCCTTGATGTATGCGTCCAGATCTAGGACGGTTTCGTTGAGTGAGTTTGCAGTAGGGGATTCAATGAAGTTAGTAGTTTCTTTACGAGTATACTGTGCTCCCTTGAGATACCCATACATGTTAAAGAGGAAACGCTTCTTCTCGAATGCCTCATCGATTGATCTCTCGATCAACTCATACAATTCGTTAGCGTCTCTGATTTTCATTACAGGAATTTGCCTTCTCGTAGATGTTTTACAGCGTCGGTGCATCCACCAACTTTTTGCCCACCAATGATTACCTGTGGGAAGGTAGCACCACGACCAAACTCTTGATAGAATGCATCGCGTCCGAAGTTAACATCAAGTTTCATCTCGTTGTAACTCCATCGATTCATATTATACACCTCTTTTATTTTTGTGCAATAGGGACAACCGTTTCTTGTATAGATTGTTGTAGTAGCAGGAATCTTTGCCATAATATTATAAAGAAAAAGAAAGGGGTCATATGACCCCTAGTTTATTATATAGGATTTGACTTAGAATACAAACTTAACGCCTGCTTTAGCACCCCAGTCAATGTCAGAGTCATTAGTTACTCCAGAGATTTCTCCGTAGAACTTATCGTATGATCCACCGACATAACCGATGAATTCTACATCACCGAATTCGTCACTTGTCTCTGTGTGAGTCACTGTAGGACCACCAGATACATAGTATCCAATTCCACCTTCTGTTTCTCCTTCATATCCAACTACTGTTTCGATTGATCCAGATGTATATGCTCCATCAGGATAAGATCCACTTGCTTCTATATTAACATATGGACCAGCAAAGGCTGCACCAGCTAATAGGAATGGAGATGCTGCTACTGCAGCGATTGTTGATTTAATCATTGTTGTTTTTAGTTTCTCGCAGAAAAAAATCCTGCGGATGTGAGACCACCCCGACATGGGGGTCTTTTAATCTACGCAGGGTTACGATCTTTCGAGTCCTTTGTAATGGTATTTAGTATACCTTATTACCGTCTGAATGTCAACGGTGTGCACCTCCTGACAGTCCCTGATGTAATTGATACATGCAAGTGATGCCGAAGATGCCTGTGTGATCGGGTGCGTAGTAGTAATCAGGGTGACTTGTTAGGTGGGTATTCCTACCCGATTCCCAAGAAGATCGCACCTGATGTATAAGCATACCATCATTCCACCATTTGTGTCCAACCCTTGTGACACTTTTTTTACTGACCTCTTCCCAGTATCCAGAATTGTGCTCACTACCATACTGATAATGAAAAGCGAGAGCATCAATGTATGCCTCGATCATTCTACGATACCAGAGATTACCTAGCAATTTCTCCTCTAATGTTTGGCCATTAACAATATAGTCGCAGATTCTTTTTGCGACCATATCGTAATGAAGAAGTGAAAGTGCTTGAAGAGGCTCGAAGAATAGTAAAGCGTTACCATTCAGTGCCAACTTGTTATTGACAATCATATCGGGTGCGTATGAAGGCACCCATTCATAAAGATCCCCTTGTGAATAGAGGATCTCTGCGTCGAGATGAGTTTGATACTTCCTGTTGTAGAGGTAACCCGTTCTAGAAAGTCCCTTCTCAGGAAAAGGAAGACTAAACTTCCACCCATACTCATGTGCCAGATGATATGTATACTCTGGATGACCATGTATTTTATGGTCGTCAAAATATAATACACTATTAACACATGGTATGTCAATCTCTTTTCTATAATTGCTTAGAGCACCCGAGCAGTTAATAACAAAATCGTATTCATTCTGCAGTGCATTCAATGCAGTAACACGTTTGCCAATAAACTTTACCCCTTTATATTTCTCAAGATTCTCTTGAAGAAATGGGTTAAGAGTTTTGGTATAGAAATGTATTGCATCTTGATAGATAAATCTATGATAGAAATGCTTAGACTTACCCCATCCAACAAACTCAATCCCTTTCTTGCGTGAAGCAAGACCAAGAGATATAAGATCATCAATGGTTAAACCTAACGTGCATTCAATCAGCGATGCAAATTGAGGTGTGGTTGACTCACCGACAGGGAGTTGGGAAGTTTCGGGATCATAATAACAATCGACTTGGATGTCGTACGTCAATAGATTCATGATGGAAATCAATCCACCACTACCTCTACCGATCACAGCTACCTTCATTTACCTTCTAGATAATTTCTAATGTTTTCTGCCTCGTCTGTTGTAGTATCAACAGGGTCATGGGGAGAATCTATACCGACTTCTTCTCGATAGTCTTCCACCATCTTATCATAAGGTATTTCTCTCAATTCGTCAACTATATTCTTTCCACTAGGTTTCATATCCAGATCTCTGATAGTCTGAATAGGACTATTCCAATACCTTTTCATCTTCTTAAGCATCTTAGCACGACCCTTTGGATCATCCTTATACTTTTCAATGACGTCACGAAGGACTTTTAATTCTCTTGTTGTTTTTTGTAGAGATTTATCTGCCCAGTCCTTGTGTCTCTTACGACCTGGCTGCTCACCAAAACCACTCATTACTGTACTCCGTTGATACGTACTTTAAATTTCACTCTATCCTTGTATTCTTTCTTATCTATAAACCAATACATTGATTCCCTATTATGTGACTCTTGATAGTATGCATCATAAACAGGTCTCTTAGTATCTCTATACCCTCTTCCACCTGGCTCATAGTTGATTGCAATTTCTGCAGGTATGTTTTTACTTACAGGATTGTAACTACCAGAGACTGATCTATGTGGATCTAACGTCGGAGAGTAAGGTGATACAGAATTGGCAGTAGAATAATCAGTGATGCGATCAGTATACTTTGGTGGCCAGTAGAATACAAACTCTTGACCCTCTCCATAACCGTCACCATAATCAAGGACTTCCAATAATTCTATTGTAGCATAGAAGTTAGTTGTTCGTCTACTACCTGTGCCATAACCCTCATTCTTTGCCCAGAATGTTATACCAACACGGATCTTAGCAGTGTTAGCACCGATGCCATGGTCTTCTTGGTTTTCATCATCCTCTGGTATCAACCAGTAGTCCTGTATGAAATAACCTGGCTCAAGTCTTGTATTAACCTCAGGATTCTGTTGCATACCATTGTATAGGTTGTCAACCATCCACTGTGTGTCAGCATCTTCTGCAAACCCATTCATCTTAGATTCATACCATGCAAAAGAATCAGAGGCATACTTCTGTAGTCTAGCGTAGTGTGTCTCTGTTTGTATGTGTCTCTTCACATCGTTAGGTGCGTTGACTCCATCAATATACTGAGGACCTGTCTTACCATCTTTGAATAACATTCTGGTGAGCAATAAGTTAAAGTGTTGTGACTTGTCATCGGTATGGAAACCATAGGTATCAATGTATGAATTCCTATCTGTGCCATCCCATCCACGAATGACTGATCCTTTACGGTTAGTCCATGTCTGATACTTGGTATAGTTTGTAGTGTTGTTGTAAGTGGCATCAGTATTAACAGCAGCAGAATTCTCCCATACTTTATACCACTTCTGTGCTTCTTCAATCTCTGCATTCTTATGTCTGTCTTCGTTGTTGTGTATGTAACACATGTCAAACCCAGTGATTGCTCCACCAACTCCTTTAGCTGACTCAGCTTCTGGATTTACAGTCGAAGGGTATGGAATAGACCTAGCGTCTCCGTCTTGCGTTTGTAGACGCATAGCGAAGGTGCTCTCGAAGAGATATGACTCCTCATCAAGTATTGCTATGCGTGGTGTAACGTTACCAACAGTAGGACCACGCTTGATCTCAGTGACTTTAAATTTAACTACATCATCCTTGACAACACTAAAGAATTCTTCTGTGTGTAGTTTCTTTCCTATCTCTGGCCAGTCACCTGCTTTAAACTTGCCTTCCCAAACAGCAGATCCATTAACTGATAGTTGTAATACAAATACAATACAGTCACCCGATAGACCTTGAGTGATACCACCCATACTACGAAGAGAAAACTTTCCAGTGTGTAGTATCGTAGATTTCTGTGTCCTATTAACTTGGAATAGATATTCACCAAGACATTTACCACACCCTGCGTCACTACTATTACCTGTCACATCTACAACTAGAGCTCCACAGTCAGCTCTCATCAGCATGACATCTTTGAATGAAGTCTTAAACAATCTAGGATCACAGTCATTCTTAGTGAGCATAGGTTTGGTTACAGGTGTAGGTGAGTCATTCTCCCACACATAACATTGAATACCTTCATATGTTGTTGATCCACCTGCCCATATGACTTCATGCCAGAATTTACAGTCATCAAAGTCACTGTCACCACCAATCAGATCTTCCCACCATTGCCAGTGGTCACCCTTCCATACTGTGTAGTCTCTACTATCACTTACAGATCCCCTAGGATTCAATGCATCATTAGAGAAGAGTGTGTAGTTAGATTCTGCTGATGAGACACCAGTAATCCTCCATCCATCAGATAGTTGAGAGAATGATGTGAATGTATCACCTACATTGTATGAGTTTAGTTGAGCACCATTAGACACAAGGGCAAACCCTAAGTTTCCTCCCTTGTATTGTTGTAGGATAGTGATAGGTATGATATGTTGTGACATACCAGTTTGATTGGTTGCATCTACGACCAAGAGCTGAGCCCACCTCGGCACACCATCTGTCTCAATGTATGCAAACAAAGTATTTCTATATCCTGCTCCACCCTTCTCTACATCAATATTCATTACTATGACATTGCTAACATCATTAGGAATGAGATAGTAATTCCTATTAGAAGCTTTAGTAGGTGGCTCTAATACAGTTTGCTTACGGATAGTGTAGTAGTGATCATGATCTTCTGTTATTCCTGAGTTCGCCTTAGCGATATTAGATATTCTTATAGTGCCATTACAATCATCATGAAGGTCATCCAATAGACAGATAGACTTACCACCATTGTATATTCTATCTGCTAGTGGTGAGTTTCTACTGTTTAAATTCTGGAATGAAATAGGATATGATCCTACACCTATGTTAGTAAATCTTTCAGTCTGCCTACCAGTATAGTTATTGTTACGGACGAAAGTCCTATTAGCAATAGTAAATGAGTCAAGACAAACTCCTGCTGAGTTGTATGTATCTTTCCATGACCACTCAATAGTAAAGTCAACACTGCCACCTGTTACTACGATATTATTACCAGAGAATACAACTGTGTTAGGAGTCTTGATTCTGTCCAAGTATCTGTGCAATGGCATTCCCTTCTCTACGTTAGTCAGATAAGGTGCCATGGCAGCAGGATCTTCATATGCATATCCTAATATCTCAATGAAACCCTGTTGAGAGGCATTCATAGTTGCTCTCTCACCTTCACCTTCAGCGTCTGGTTGTCCTGGATTAGTTGTAAGAAATGTATCTACTGTTGCAGAGGAATAGTATTTGTATAGTGGGACAGATCTATCATCTTTCTTTCTCTCATGCAAATAAAATACAGGTTGAC